TATGGTATACAAGGTAATGCATGGTCTATACCACCAGAAGAAGGAAGATTTGTATTATTTCCTTCTTTCTTAGTGCATAATGTTAACACTAACTCCTCTCAGCAAGATAGAATCTCTATCTCGTTTAATATACTCATGGATCGTAATCAACCCTTCGCTCCGCATCAGTGATACCAATGCTTTTATAAGATACTCATGGATACTACCCAACTCTTTATTAATCATTAAATTAATATAGTGTGGGTGCTCGGTAGTTACTGTCAAGATACTGTGAAGGTGCTCTGGAGACGTTGGCTTAGCACGCTACCTATCGAAAAGTCAAGAAAGGATGTGCCAGACCTCAAAGTGGCACAGAGACCCTCCAAATGCCTCCCAGGTGCCTTATAATAATTGGAGAAACAAAGAAAACACACTTTTTGAGTTTTCCGAGTTTATTAGAAATCTGAGAAACTTAAAATTCTTGTATTTTAAGTTTTTTAAGTATTTCAGAGTTTAAACCTTAACCATTTACTACAAAATCCATCATGCTTTACGATAATTTCAACAGTACTGCTGTTAAATCTGTCGAAACACTTGATAATACTGTAAAAATCGTATATAATACTAATATTGGTAAAGAATATACATTTGATTGCCAAAATACTAATGCATTTACTGAATCATTGAGTAAAGAACTAGTAGGCATTGAAATGGAAGATAATACTGCATCTATCGGTCGATTTATCAATCAACAGATCAAAGAAGGAGCATTGGTAGCATCTAAATAATCACTCACCACTGTTAAACAGTTAGATTAATCTAGAACGATGAGTAAGAAGAACTATCGCGGTAATACTGATTACCGCGATGAGCTGAGAGATGAATTCGAGGACTTCGGATACAACGTCAAGAACGTGAAACGATCCGCTAAGAAGAAGGTAACAAAATTCAAACGCGAAGTCAATGACTATGATGACAGTTATTAAAGTGGCACAGTAGGACGGCACAGGACTCAAAATCGTGTATTGTATAGGAGTCGTCAGGAAATCAGCAATTGACAGTCCAAGTCGTCAAGCACTCATTCTATAAGGTTGAGATTGACACCTTTGAGTCACCACAGCATCCGATCATCTATTTTCGCAAGTGTGGCAAGTGTACGACTCACAAGGGCATGGAGAGACAGCATGATCGGATCGTTAACGAGACCATAGAGGCATGGCGTCCATTCTCACAGCAGGTCCGTCGTTACACTGTCTCACGTGTGCCAGTTGACGTAGTGGTACAAGGCGACATCCGCTGACCCCTTCCATACCCTATACTAAGTTCATCAACGCAACCGACCATGATCACCGTCACTTTCACCGAAGCACAACTCGCCTTCTTCGCCGCGGCACTTGATCGCGCTGTTGACTGCCCCATGCTTGACGATGACGCCAGCACTGATCTGGTGCTTAACGAGTTGGTAGGCAAACTTGAGGGTGCTGCCCGTGCTGCCCGTCTTGCTGCCTGAGTCCAGTCCATCTGTCCATCTGTCAACTTCACTAACAACACCATGCGTAAGATTGAGAGCAACATGAATGCCGCTATCAAGGCAAACAAGAACTGGACTAACGCAAACACCTCTGTTACCACTGATGATGGTGTGTCTACTGTGTATCTCCATGGCAACAAGATTGCTGAGGTAGGTGATGCATTCGTTCGCATCTTTGATGGTGGTTGGCAGTCCAATACCACCAAATCACGTCTCAACGCTATCATCAACGAGTTCTGTTGTGCGTTCACTGATGGTGTCTTTCAGAAGGACTACGCATGGTATATCCGTGACAACAAGGTAATCCACGATTTCACTAACGGTTACGAGTTTGTAGAATTTGCATAACTGCCGAAACCCAAGTTTCTCAACTTTTGAGATTCTTGGGTTTTTCGCTTTTTTGTTAATTTCACTTTTAATGTTAATTCCAACTAGTACAAACAATGAGTTGTTTCCTTGGTTCTTGTGGTTAATCTCTAAAAAGTGTTACTCTATACTCACTAAATGAGTTACCTCTAGTATAACTAATAGTACTGATCAGTAAGTGTTACTATGACTGTCGAAGAAATGTATCAAGAACTCAACGATCAGTTAGAGGAAGATAGTGACACAAACTACGATGATAGTTGTATGTTTGATGCAGACATTGACTATACAACACAATCATGAGTTATGTCAATCGATTGTGTGCAGTTTCTAAACTGCCACAGCACCACTTGATTAATACTCTCACCTCTGCCATACTACCATTGTTGTCACAAACCAGATCAATGTTTGACGAAATTCAAGACATGCAAGGCGAAATCTTTGACGTGCCAAACATAGAAACTGTTCTCGTTGAAGATGAGAACGGAGAACTAGGAGTTGACCTCACCGACATCAACAACTGATCACCCACTAACTAACAACATCATGTCTGCACAGTTCTACTCACTCAAGGCATTCAAAGCAAGGGTTGAAAATCTCATTGAACAACAGGGAGAAGATGCACCAGCAGCAGGGTGGATATACACTAGCGAGGATGTGATCAAGTATGATGATAATGGTGATGAGGTGTATCAATCAGATGAAGTCTGCCAGGACGTGTTAACTAACCTGCAAGACTATGATCACATTCACGCAGCAATTGTGGATGCTATTGATCATGAACTCGGAGAATGTTTGTGAAACACGAAGTAACACTGTACGTGGCAGGAACTGTATTTAAAGAGCAAGTTGTTGCCCGTGACTATCAAGAAGCAAAGCAAGTTGCTCTCGCACGTAACCCTAACGCTAGGGTAGTTAGTGTCACTGCCAAATTTAATTAAGGTCACTATGTAACACAAACGTTTTGGCTGCCGCAACCAGTTGACTAAGTGGCACACAAAACAGGCACAGCGTCCCAGATCATGTATTGTAGACACATGAACAAATTCAAAGACCCCTGCACCATGGCAATTGAGACCGATGAGGTGCTGATGCAGATTCATAACCCCTACGTGGCGAACCTCGTGGAAATGGGATACGATCGTGCTGACTGTGAGATGGTTGCCGCTGTTGGTCGTGATGCCACCTATCCCCGCACCATCTACGGTCGGACCTTTGACACGAAGGCAGAGTATGATGAGGCACTCGCTGACTATATCAACGGACTGTGAACATGTACGCAATTCAACCGAAGACGTGGGATCGCCTTGATCCTCACGGGTGTGACTACGCCACCAACATGACTGACGCCTATGCATACGCGAGGGAGTGGAAGGAAGACTGTACCATATGGAAGGAAGGCACCAAGGCGTGGATGAAATGGATGTATGTGACAGATGAACAAGTGTCATCAGCAGGGTAGTCAGGGACGCCCTTGGCTCTATACTACACTCAAGCAAACAAACCAAACCACATGACCGCTTCCACCATGACCGACACCACATACAACGGTTGGGCAAACTACGAAACTTGGAACGCTTCCCTGTGGATTCAGAATGACGAGTTTCTGTACAACACCGCTAGGGCATGTGTCAGATTCGCAGGAAGCGAGAACCCATGGACCAAGTTCGTCCGCTGCATGACAGATGGGCAGATCGGTCGGATGCTCGGTGAGACAGCAGACGGCGTTAAGTGGAACGACCCCGCCATTGATGAGGATGAGATGGTTGAGATGATGCTGGAACTCGTTGAAGATTGAGGGGTCGCCCCTCTCCATGGTACAATACACAAGAACACCTCTCACAATGTCAATGATCAACCCTGTCATCATTCTCCACACTGACAGCACAGCAACCTTTCAGATCAACCTCTACCCTGTCACCCGTCAATGCATGATCTTCTGGCATTCGGGTCACTACAGCAACCACAAGGTGAGACGCCGCGACATGCTGCGCTTCTTGGTTGATCTCAAGCAGTCAGCAGGCGAGTGGGTTAATCGCTACGTGCTCGACTCACCTCTAGCAACCGATTTTGAAACTGTCCCATCAGAGGCGACGGGGTGGAACTAATCCCCTATACTAGGGACATGGAAAACAAAGCAATGCAACGAACCGGTTTCTTTCTCCACAACGAGAACCCCTCTCCTCTGATGCAGACCGTCATGGAGAAAATCCAACGTCAGATGCAGGCAGAGCATGAGTACAGGCAGGCAGTGAGAGCAGGACGTATCGAACCCGTCCAATCCACTAACTGGAACATCAGCGACCGTCACTAGGCGCTGACCCTGTAGGATATACACAAGAAACAAACGCAGACATGACTAACCAACTACCTGCAAACTACACGTTCGCCACCAAGACCAAGAAGGGCAAGCAGGTTGGCAAGCAACCCAAGGGTGAGGGCGTCATTTATTTCATGATGTCCCGGAGCAATGTCATCACAGCAAACGACACCGAGTGGGTTGCAGTCAAGGTTGGTCTTGCCAGCGGTGGCGAGGCAGAAGCATACAAGGTGCTCTGCAATCACCAGACCAGCAACGACGGCGACACGTACTTCCATGCCCTGATGACCGTGTGCAACGTGGGCAAGGCAGAGGCAGATCTGCACAGCACATTGCAGGAGATGGGATACAGCACATTGCATAGCATGGATCACGCTGTGCCTGCTGAGTACCGTAAATTCTACACACAGCAGGAGGGTGGCGGCGAGTGGTTCGTTCTCCCTCTGTCTGTGTTGGAGAGAGTGATCGCTGATGCCAAGCAGACCATGCGCGAACCTCAGGTATGGGCAGACGGTTGGATCGGTCAGTCCCACGCCAACGCACCCGTGAAATTCCATTACGACTGTGATGGCATGCCACGTTGTGATATGACCGGTCGCATGGGTCGCCCTGTAGAAGAGAAGGCGCTGCGCTTTGCTTACGCCTACCGCCAACTCACAGGATTCGCACCCGAGGGTTGCCACGCTTGAGGCAATCCCCCATGATATCACACTTTGGGCAGGGGGTAGGGGGTGACAGCAAAAATGCCTAAGTCCCTAACCTACAAAAGTATCCCAACGACCGATAAATAAATTTGAAAATTCGTTTTTCAAAACCTTAAATTCCAAAAAAATTTCCCAGCAAAAATTATGACTGAAAAGATCGAGCAAGAAGTTGTCCTGGCAAACCTCAACGATCCACTGAAGAGGGATCCTCAGTTTCAACTCGCAGTACAAGAGAAACAACTTAATAAGATGGCAGAGATCATCGAAGAGATGGCAACGCGCCTAGTGTCTCTAGAGAAGAAAGTGATGGACATGGAAGAGGAAGCAAGATTTCCGAAGAATGCGCTATCGGACTACCCCGAGGTAAGTGGAAAGCTCAATGCCAAATAATAACTACGAAGAAATTTTAAACAACTTCGATGTGTTCTGCGATCAGTTCGAGATGAATGCAGCGAGGCGATTTGCGGGACTGGATGATGACTCAAGACAACCAATTAACAATGCAGAAGTTAAGCGAGCAACTCCAAGAGCTGCAAGAGAAGTTGATGACGGTGGAGAAGAGGGTATCACAATTAGAACGCCCCCAATTGATGTACAAGCCACCCCAATGCCAGAATTATCAGACGATAGCGGAGACGCTTGATTATCTTCACACAGAGGTAGCGAAATGCCAAATTTTGTTGGACCAGAAACAGTAGACACTCCAAGTACAGATGCTCTCTGTACGTACCCTGCATTAGCAATAGGAGGCAGTCCAATACCAACAACAGTGGTTGTCAACAACACACCGTTGAAGATCATTGCAGGCGCTCCTGCACCCTATGTGTGTGCTCCTACAGTCCCAGTACCGTTACCTACGAATATTATTCCATTACCTTGTCAACCGGGCACAAGGATCATCAGACCGTTGGTGAATAAAACTGTCTTTATCAACGGACAATTACCTGCTGTTACTGGGGACGAAGCACAGTTGTTAATAGGAGGCACACCGAGGCCCTTGACAGGACCGTTCCAACATCCTACAATACTAATTGGTACACAACTCAAATAAGATTAATTATGGCAAAAGCAAAATCAGGACTATCGGGTACTTTAGAGATTGAAGCAAAACCGAAGAAGAGTCGTCAAGGTATGGGAAAGCATACGAAGTATGGATCTACGAGTCGTAATAACGCTAAGAAGCGTTATCGTGGACAGGGTAAGTAATTTTCGGAACGCGGACGCCGAAAGCGCCGAATTATATTAATGGCATATTTAAATCATAGTATACCCGACTTGACTTGTTACATACGTAACGAGTTTTTATATAATCACAAAAAGGGGCATGGCGAAGTAACTAAGTGTAGCGTCCATACTGTTGCCAGCATGGAGAATCGAGTACCATTATTTGAAGCATTTCTAGAGAATGGTGTCAATTGGACTCGAAGACCGCTACATGCCTTCTGTTGGCGTCCAGATGCTGCCATTGAACCCATAGAAGACATAATGTACTGGGACTGTTTCTCGCCTTATGTGGACGTACAGAGACGCCAACGTCTTGCTGGTCTTCAAGCAGAGTTAATTCGTCCGGACAATAAAAAGGTCACGGGTGATTATATGTTTACTCTTGATTGGTCATGGGAGAACAAAGGCATACCAGATTTAAATTTTTCTGAGACACCTGAGCATAAATGTGCCCATCTATTCAAAGTAGAGACAGGTAACTTTTATGCATATCCAAATAATCGTATTATATGGTACGATAACTCATGGGTATTCAATCGAATTGAAACAAACCCTGGATATGAAATCGATTCAACCATTTACTCTGTAGAAAACAAACGTAAACTGGAAACGTCAGATCATTTCATGTACGAAATTAAAAACCTAGATAATAAGTAAAATGGAGAATCAAATGATGTCACATCCCCAACACCTTGATGGATCTGTTGACAAAGGTAACATGTTTATTGAAAGTGGCATGACTCTTATCACTGAAGTTGATAGCGAGCGTCATTTAAAAAAATCTGCTGAGATTAAAAGACAAAAATCTCAAATGGATGATTTTGTCGAACGTTGGTCGGACTGACTAAATAACTATTGACTTCGTTGACAGTTAATGGCAACTACGGGTATAAAGTTTAGAGACATTAATATCAGTTTTAAAAAGCATCCTGTTACTGACGACATTGTTCTCAGTAAGGATGCTTCTGCCATTAAACAAGCAATTGTGAATATATTACTAACTAACAAAGGAGAGCGACTGTTTAACTTTGAATTTGGATCTAGTATTAGACAATACTTATTTGAACCTCTTGATTTTGCAACTGCTGGACAAGTAAGTGGTAGCATTAAAAGTACATTATCTAAGTTTGAACCTAGAATTGGAGTAACTGACGTTTCTGTATTGCCCAATTACGACGATAATGGTTTTGATGTTGAACTGTCTTATGTCATTCGTGGTGCTGACACACCTCCCGTAAACGTAGAATTCTTCCTTGCAAGGACGAGATAATGCCATATACTCAGTTAAACAACTTAGATTTTAATAATATTAAAACCGCGCTCAAAGATTACATGAGAGCGCAGTCAGAATTTACTGACTACGATTTTGAAGGTTCTGCATTAAGTCAGTTGCTTGACGTATTAGCGTATAATACGTATTACACCGCGTTCAATACGAACATGGTAGTTAATGAACTGTTCTTGGATTCATCGACGTTAAGAGACAACGTGGTGACATTAGCAAAGCAATTGGGGTACACACCTAAATCAATTGCTTCTCCAACAGCAGGAATTAGTTTTGAAATGGCATTTCCAGGAACTGCTCCTCAAGCAGTAATAATTAAAGCAGGATCTGGATTTCTTACAAATTATGATAATGGAACTTACCGTTATGTTACAAGAGCAGACGAGAGAGCAGAAGTTATAAATGGAACAGCAACATTCACCGATATTTCTTTTCGTGAGGGATCATTAGTTACGACTAGAACATCCGTTAATGGTGCTTCAAATAAGCAAAGATTTAAAATTGAAAATTCTTCGGTTGATACTACTACTATAGAAGTAAGAGTATTTCAATCTAACAATTCATCTATATTTGATGAATACAAGATTGCTAATAATATATTAGATGTTGGTTTTGATGATAAGGTATACTTCATTAATGAGATTGAAGATGAAGCATATGAACTATTTTTTGGTGATGGAGTATTAGGAAGAAAATTAGAAAATGGTGAGGTTGTAGAAATTAGTTACATTGTTACTAATGGACCCACAACGAATGGTGCTAAACAGTTTAGTTACAATGCTGTTATTGTAGACGAGAACTATGTTCCAGTAACTTACCCATTTTCTGTTAATAACGTTACTACTACATCAATTGCTAGCGGTGGTGCTAATATTGAAAGCATTAACAAGATCAAATATAATGCTCCAAAATTCTATGGTTCTCAGAATAGAGCAGTAACAACTGCTGACTATAGTGCAATTGTGAGAGAGTTGTATCCTGCTGTCAGTGATGTTATTGTTTTTGGCGGAGAGGATCAAGAACCTCCTGCATATGGAAAGGTTTTTATTGCATTAAAACCAACAAATGCTGCTTCCTTATCTTCTTTCACAAAATCTGATCTATCAAAAAAATTAAAGCAATACACAGTTGCTTCAGTTAAACCAGAATTTATTGATGTTTCGATTCTCTACATTGAGATTGCAAGTAGCGTTTATTACAGCGGATCTAAATCAGAATTACTGCCAGCACAAATGGCAGCAAAAGCAACTCTTGGTGTTCAAGAGTATTTAAAAACTTCATCTGTAGAAAAATTTAATGGTAAGTTTAGATATAGTAAATTAGTTGGAACTATCGATGGTTCTGATCCTGCAATTAATTCAAATATCACTGATATCACTTTAAGAAAAGATTTTATCGCTCAGATCAACAGTTCTACGTATTACGAAGTTTGTTATCAGAATGAGTTTGCGAAAGATTGTGATGGTCCTGTAGTATCATCAACGGGAATGATTGTATTTGAATATCCAGAGTATACTACCTATCTTGAAGATAGATCTGGTAAAATGGTTCTATATAGAATAGATTCGACAACAGGAGAAAAAATTCTCCTAAACGATTCTGTTGGTGATGTTTATTATGACAAAGGTGAAATTAAACTTTATGACTTTACTATCTTAAAGGGATCCTTCTCAGACAATCGCGTTGAATTGAGAGTGAAACCTGCTAAAAATGATATTGAAGTAAAACGTGAGGTATATTTGGATGTAGATATATCAAAAAGTACATTTGTAGCATATAAAGAGTAGTTTTAAATGCAAAGAACTGCTAATCAGGTCTCATTCCTGATAGAATCTCAATTACCGGATTTCATTAATGAAGAGTATGAACTTTTTAGTAAGTTTATACAAAAATATTATGAGCAATTAGAACTCCAAGGGCAACCTTTGGATATTATTAATAATATCCAAACATATCGTGATATTGATTTTTACGAGAAAAATATTCTCAAACAATCTACATCATTAACTGGATTCATCCAAAAAACAGATCTTACTATTACTGTAGATGATGCAACGTCATTTCCAAAAAATGGCGGATATATTAAAATTGATGATGAAATTTGTTTTTATAATCAAAGAACCGATAGCCAATTTTTAGAAGTTAGTCGTGGCATTAGTGGTAACACCAAGATTGGTGATTTATATTCTGGTAGTAATTTTATAACTACACAATCTGCAGATCATGTTGCTGGATCTTCGGTACAAAATATCAGCAATTTATTTTTATATTCTTTAGTTAAGAGTTTCGAGAAACAATACCTTAGCGAATTTCCTGAAGCATATCTTAAAGGAGATGTCGATAAGAGAACTCTTATCAAAAATATTTCAACATTTTATAAATCAAAAGGAACTGACAATTCTATCAAGTTCTTGTTCAAGTGTTTAATTAAAGACGTTCAAACACCTGAAATTGAATATCCAAGAGAATTTACTTTAAAGAACTCAGATTCAAATTGGATCAATGTATATGCACTAAGAGCAAAAGTTGTTTTCGGTGATCCAAACAGTTTAATTGGTCAAGAAATCGTTCAAAACGTAGATGGTGACTACGCTTCTGCTGTTGTCGATAATGTCAGATTTTCTGGTAAATACAACGGAGAAGATCTATATGATTTAATTTTAGCAGAGCAAAGTGTTAATGGAAAATTTTCTATTGCTGCTAAAACTATCTTAACAAAAGATATTGATGCTACTTTAGTTCCCGGTGATAGAATTGATGTGTTCTCCACATTGGCATGGAACAAAGAAGGTCAATTTAAAATTAATAATGAAATATTTACATTTGAAGATAAAAACGTAAATCAGTTTATTTTAAAAACTCGTAGTGGGACAGGAAGTCATTTATCCGGAAGCGAAATAACATTCGGTGCTAATGTTTCTGGAAATGGAGTTGATATTCTCGTTTATGGTGTTTTATATGGACTACAAAATCAAAGTCAAACACCATATTCAAATCCCGGAGAATCAATTGAAGTTTCCGAATCAGGATTTCTTACGAATGATATAAAAATTGTTGATGATCAAAATAACCTAAGATGGAATTTATCATCATCAATTCCATTCTCTTCAAATAATGCTGGATTAAGTGCCACTATCGCAGAA